GTTGTTGGTGTAGTAACAGGAGTTAATAAATTTTTAGCGGCATTAGCAGCTCTTAAAGCATTTGCAATATCTGATGCTGACGTACCTGTTACCATTGAGCCTGTAGGATCAAGTTCAGGCGATACATTTTGAACAGGAGTAGTCGGACTGTAATCATAAACAGGTGCTTGTAATGCTTGTTGTGACAATGAACCTGTTGCATCTAATTCAGGTGATGCGTTAGTAACAGCAGTTGTAGGACTGTAATCGTAAGTAGGAGCACCTGTTGAACTTACAGGAGTTTCAGGTGGAACCATTGATAAACCTGTATCCGTTATTGGAGGAGGTGTATCAGGTGGAATCATTGATAAACCTGTATCAGTAAGTCCTGCTCCTGCTCCTGCACCAGCCATTGCAGCTTGGGAAGCTGCTGCTTGAGCCGCTGCCGATTCAGCTGCCGCACCCGTCAATGGTGTCGATGACTCTGCCGCTAACGCAAGATCAGCTGCTTCACCAGCCCCTATTGCACCTTCAGCAGCCAATGATCCACCTAAAGTTGCAGCCGCTAATGCAGCTGCACCTACAGTAGGCCAACCACTAGGTATCGTATCGTTTACAGACTTATCAACTTGATTACCTACATCTCCAACTGTTTGAGTAGCATTGGAAATTTCATTACTAACTGGTTGTATTATTTGTTGGTCAATTTGTTGTGGAATATCAGCTATTGGCTCTATAATTTGTTGTATGGGACTTGCTACATCTGAAACGGCATTAGAAACAAAATCTGAAATAGCAGAAACAGGATTTCCACCACCACCGTAAAGTTTGATTTTTCCTAATATAGGTTCAAAAGCACCATTTGGCAAATAAGAATGATGACTATATCTCATACTTTAGCCATCCATTTATATTTAGGATTGTCCGATGGCATGATTTCAACATCTAAATTTTTTAATAATTGAAGCGTTTGTGTAGGTTCATCAGCACCATAAACAACTTTAATGCCTGAATTACGAATCTTTTTAATAAACTGAATCAATGATTTTGCAACTTTTAATGGTGAATCAACAGTAAATAAATGTAACTCTACTGCACCTTCACCTAATCTTCTAAGCATTAAAACAGAATTATTTTCTTGCATTAATATAACTGCTTTTGCTTTTATAGCATTAGTCAATGCTTTTAAAAATGGAATAGGATTATTACCATGTTTTTCCATATCAGCAGTTATGATTTCTGTCGGTGTCATAATTAAAAATATTGAGATGCAGCACTTAAAGCATCTTGATTAGTTGATAATTGATTAGTAAAGTCTGTTGGACTTAATCCATATTGAGATAGATTAGCTGCCGTTTGACCTGATGCTATTGCTGGGTTTAATGAGTTGTAATATTGTTGTGCCAAAGTTCCTGCACTTCCTAATGCAGTACCTAATCCACCTAAAATACTTCCAGTTCCTGTTCCACCCGATAATGCGCTTGATCCTAAACCAAATAATCCACTTGTTAATGCGTTTTGTTGTGCCATTTGAGCATTTGACTTAGCTATATCCGCAGCATTAGCCGTAGAATAAGCACCTAAATAATCAGGAGCAGCCACAGCAGCTTGTTGAACAGGAGTTACATAATTAGGTGTACCTAAAGACTTAATATTGGCAGCAGTTGTATTTTGAAGCCCTTGAGCTTGTAAACCTGTATTCATACCGTTAATAATGGCACTTGTTTGCAAGTCATTTTGACCTTGATTAAAGGTTCTCATGGCATTTTCATAGGCCTTAGAGCCTACAGGAATACCTTGATTAGCTAATGCTGCATTATTGGATTCTGAAGCCTGAGCCATTTGTGGTTGCAAACGACTCATAATTGCATCTGAATACGTTTGACTAGGGTTTATTCCGTACATCGGGTTATTTAAACTAGACTGTAAATTACTTAATGATGTATTAGTTAAGTCTTCTAATGGTTGAGATAAGGTCTGATTAGCAGTCCAAATAGGGTTGCCGTTAGCATCTGTGCCTGTTTGTCCATATTGCAAACTTCCATAAGGAGTATTTTGATTGACTCGATTGGCAGCAACAGCCGTTTGTGCAGCATTAACATTTCCTAATGATGACTGTTGAGCACCTTGTATATAAGGATTTGTCGAACCCATAAAAGGATTTGTACCATAGGGATTAGGTGTAGGTGTTGTTTGACCTGTTGTCGGAAGTGGAGTATTAGGCACACCATTAAAATTCTGTGATGCTAAACCATTCATCATATTGTTTTGTGGCATTGAATTTCTGCCATAATTTTGATTATTTTGAAAAGTATTAAAAACATTTGGCATACTTTGTTCCATTCCTGTTGTGCTCATCATATTGTTTTGTGGCTCTGTTGTGGGCATCATAGGAGGTGAAGCCATATACGCTTTCATGTTAAATCCAGCATCTGGTACTGTAGGCATAATCATACCTTCTGGCATTGTCCATGATGGTGGTGTGTAATTGTTTGGAACAGGAACATTACCAACAGGTTGAGGATTTGAATCGAATAAACCCATATCTTTCTCCATTAAGAAAAACCAAGTATTCGGTCAATACCGCAAGTTTACTTGATTTTTTAGTAAAAAACTACAATACTCCACCATTTTCCATTACATAATCAACCGAAGCCCAATGAAAATCAATTCCTTGTGAGGCTACGTTTAAGTTAATTGCGCCCGAAAATCCTAATCCTGTTACACCTTGCCAATACTTAGTAATAACTAAGCCACCACCCCAGTTTGTTTGATCCCACTTAGAGGTATCCCAAGTTCCAATTTTGCTACTGGCTGGATTAAATGCTATTTGATTAACCAAAGGGATTGTTTCAAAATCGGTGCTAATACCGCATAAAACAGTCGGCATACCATTATCTGTCTGAAAGATTGGCCGTACTAAGGTAAATCGTTTTAACTGTCCTTGAGTGCCAAAATAGTTATATGCTTGTTGACACGTTCCGTTAATGTTTGCACCATTATCCGAGTATCCACTAAAAAATTGACCAACAAAACCATCACCACCAAAGTACATACTTTCGTTGCCAGCTACCACAAAACAATAAGCATTAATGCCTGTAAATCTAGCCCAAGACTTATTGATGGTATTCATTACATACTGTTCCATACCGTCATTAGTTGGAATGTTAAAAATTAACATATTGGCTTCAGCCAAATAATTGATTTGCCATCCAAAATTAGCATAATAAGAACTACAAGCTAATGAAACAGCATAAAATATCTTATCTGTAAGATTAATTCTTGGGTCTAATCGACTAGATTGAAGCCCAGCAGTCAACGGAACAAGTCCATCCTGAGTCAGTAAAAGTAAATCTCCACCCCACTTAAAGAAACATTTACGGTTAAATGTTTGACCCATTTGCCATAAGCCTACCATCGCCCAAGTAGCAATTGTATTAGGATCAGTACCCTTATAAACAACAATCTCACCCATTGATGTGACATAAACAGCAAAGTCATCGACACCGTATCCAGCGTCTAATGTCCAAGTTCCCATTGCCTGTATATAACCGCCATTACGAAAAACAGAACCTAAAGGAAACTCTGTAGCCGTACCCGATATAGAATTTACATCAAGATACCAAAAACTAAGACTATTATTAACACAAAAATACAGGCGATTTTTAAATAAATTGACGTTAACAAATGTGTTACTGTTTATTCCTGTAATTCCGTTAACCGTATATGTTCCCATAACGGTAGCATCATTGGCAGGTGCAGTAGCCATCGTATAAGTAAAGGTTGATGCACCTGTTCTAGTAATAGCATAAGTACCATTAAACTGGGTAGGTGTTGCACCAGTTATAGTGACTCGATTACCTGTAATTAATCCATGAGGTGCAGCAGTTGTTAAGGTAGCCGTTAAGTTACCTGTACCGCCCCTTGTAATAGTAGATATAGTCTGAGCCGTTGACGTTGTAGCCATGTATGCCCAAAATGAGCCATCATAAATAAGAACAGGGTCTACACCGTTACAAGCAATAATAAACGTACCGCCAGCCGTTGTTATATTAACAAACTGCCACTTAGAATTACTAAGTCCGCTAAATACTATGGTTGCCGTTGATGCCGTAGCATCATAAATATTGCTACCTGCAAATGCAAATAATTTGAATCCTGAGCTAGTCGGATAATTAATAATGGTATCGACTTGACCTGTTATTCCTGTTGAAGTTTTTACCCAACCCTTGCGTAAAGTAACGTCAGTCGGTGTAGGAAAAAAATTAACCATTTGTACAGCATCAAGAGGAGGCATTTCTGCCAATGAATCACGATTGTTCCAACCACCTATAGGAGCTGGTAATGAAGTTGTAGCTGCCCTTCTTGTCTGAGCTTGAGCCATATTAAGAGCCGTAGCCAGTGTCTGGAATGTTTGCCCATCCTATCAATACTGCACTAGGTTGTGGTGCAAATGAAAGCGTAGCAGAACCCTTATCATTCGCTTTGGCAATGCTTAAATAACGCATATAGTCTGATTGCAAAGACGTTGTATCGAATGATTTAATTTGGAAATATTTAAGTTTAGTTGCTAAAACCATGACGGTACTATCTAACACCGTTGTGTCAGTATCAGCACTAAAGCTATTTAATACATCACCAGCCACATTCCTAACAAAACCTTTTGATCTGTACTCAAATCCTAAATACTCTTGTGTATTGTACGGAGGCCATATTTGAAACTCACTGCCTAAGATTCTCCAACGAACACGAGGGCCTGTAGATATATAACCCGACTTTAACCATTGCCATTGTTGTGCATCTACAGGGCCTAACATTTGCCAATGCTTAGTCTTATCCCAATGCGTATTGTCTGTAATGGTTTCGTAGTCAGGTGGTAATGGATACTTAGTCTTACTAAATGTGACTGTACCGCCTACAGATGTAGCCGATGCTTGTTGTGTAGTTGTTACGCTAGTTGAACTTAAAACAGTATCAACATAAGTATCTTGGGGAATACTTGTACCCACGATAGAATAAGTGTTGTCCAAACCTGTAGTATCGGGGATAGCCGTTAATATTTCTGTGCCATTCACAGTATTACAGGTTGTGGTTATTGCTGTTGTATAGAACCGATATTCTAGTTCTAATGCTTGCCAATCGTACTCCTTTACCAAGTCATAACCAGCTCGGTTCATCAAAGCTAGGATTTGTTGCACATCCTGACTCGGATTACCAATAACATACGATGGTACGGCTAAGTTAAGTTCGGCAGTTACCTGTTGAACCATTTGGAGTAGATTGTATGACATATTTTATGCTTCCTCTGTGGCTACCGTTTTTCTTCGGGGTTTCTTTTCACCAACAGCAGCAAGTATAGTGGCCATTTGTTCTTGCATTAATGCCATCTTCGCATCTGTTTCTGCTTTTATTTTAGCATTTTCTTCAGCTTTTTTGGCAAGTTCTTCC